TTGCGTGTATGGTAAGCCAAAGGCTTACAAGGGGCGAAGCGATGATGGGTTATGGCTACGGCAGCGGCGATCAGCGGGTCAACGCTGTTGTTGATATGATTAACGGCGGCGGTCAGGGCCGTGCTGGTCAGCAATTCGAGGGCGGTGGCCTTCTGAGTATGCTCGGCAATGCTTTTATGCAGCCATATGGCGCTGAAGCGCGCGGTGCGCAGGCTCCTGCTAGTTCGATGCAGCCTTTGGCCCGCCCAGCCAGCTTTGCGACGGCCATGCCGATTCAGTCAACGATGCCAGCGCAGGCTCCGATGCCTGTGCAGACTTCGTATCTCGATTCGCAGTTTGAGGCCGCGTTGCGCCGCATGCAGGAGCAGGGCATTCAGCCGGCTTATAACCCGATGCAAGACCCTCGCATGGTTGGGCCTCGATAAATGGCGTATCAGGTCGAGCCGTCTCCGCCTTCAGCGCCAAAAGAGGGCGTCCAAGTCGCTGGCATTTTTGACTTGCTCAAAATGGCAGAGCGATTGGGCATTGATGTGACTGATATTGCCGGTGCGGCTCGGCGCAATGATCCGCAGGCTTGGTTTGACAATAAAGCATTTGTTGGCCCATCTGGGCGCGTTTCTGTTGAGGTTCCAAGCGGAATAGATGCAAGCAATTTGCAGCAGTATCCGACATTGAGCGCGTTGGTTGAGCGAGCGCCTTCGGTTGAAGATTATCTGTCCGGCTCTGAATTGGGGCGGGCTTTAGGCCCAAGCCTTTCTGATTACAAGGTTGGCGTGGCCCCATTGGTTGGATCATTTAGGGCTGGTGTGACCGCGCCAGAATATGTTGATTTGCCTGACGGAACTCGTCGCCTATTGCAGCCTGGCTTTATGGCGGTTGATCCGAATTATATGAGTGACGCTGCGGGACTTATTGAGCATGAAATAACTCATGTCGGGCAAAATGTTTTAGGGTCTCCGGTTGGCACGAACCAGGCTGATGCGAGCTTACTTGTGGATTACATAAATTCTATAGGTCGCTCACCTGTTGAGGATTTGCCTGGCCAAATTAAAAGCATGGTTCCACCTAATCAGGTGGGCCGAGTGCCGACATTGAAATACTTGCATTCAATGGGTGAGGCAGAAGCAAGAGCTGCGCAGGTCAGGGCTGACAATCCTGCTTTGCAAGCCGCCGCGCCAACAGTTGACCAATATAAATGGAATCCTGCTGATCTTCCTGTCAATTCGTCTTTGTTTTATGAAAACTACCCAGGTGACATAAATTTGGCCAAAGATTGGTGGAATAATCGGTGGAATAAGGGCGGTCAGCAATGATTGATATTGGCAATAGAATTGGTCGCAAATACAGCGAATTGTGGTATAATCTCACCACAATGGAGAGAATATGCCTGATTGATTTTTGGGCGAGTGAGGATTTGCGTTAGATGGCCGGTTTAGAAGATGCTGTGAGATTAATTCTGCGCCAAGGCGACAATGTTGGCCGAGAGGTTATACGCAAAAGGGCAGAGCAAATGGCTTTGGACCGTGCGGATCGTGTTCGACCTACTGCCGAAAAATTGATGCCGGAAAGTGTTGAGGCGTACCAAAGAACGACAAACATGGTGCCGCAAGTGCCATTCCGAAATCGTCAGCCTGACTTATCTGCCGGTGGAAATCTTCCAGCCGGAGGGCGAATGGCTCCATTGATTGAGGCGCAGGATGATATTGCGGCAGAGCTGGCTCGCCGCATGGAGCCAGGCGTAGGAACTCAAGATCAATATTTTTACCACACGGGTCCAATCTGGGAAATGGCAGCCAATGCTGGTGTCCCGCCTGATGTCTTTATGAATCGTTTTTCTGCTTATTTTGGGGGTACGTCTCCGCGCACCCAGACAGAGCCAAATATGTTAAATGCCAGTATGCTGCAATATCGCGCGGCAGAAGGTCTCCCGTTGGACAAACCTGTTCTTGGTTTGGCTGGTCCAAATCCAAAAACAGGCGAGCCGCCATTAAATGATGTCGGTTACGCTATGATTTCTGGAACCCACCCTGGGCTGGCTCAGCGTCTTGAAGCCGATCCGTTTGGGAATTTTTCTACTAACCCGAAGCCTAGCTCGTTTGCGTTAAATACATCTGGCAACCTGCAGGGCGGCACGATGGACACGCACGCAATTCGCGGGGCTGTTCTTTCGTTTGATGCTGCGTACCCTGGCCAAATACCCCGCCAGTGGTTCAAAACAGAAGATGCATTTAACCGTTATAGGGACGGCGGCGTTTCCCGAATTGACTTGGGCAGAGATATTGATGACGGCCTAAAGTCAGCGATATCAGGAGGCACTAAGTCGCAGGTCGAATATGGGCCAATGGCTGATATATACGAAAATGCGGCTGGCCGAATGGGGCTTTCTCCGGCTGAAGCGCAAGCGTTGGGTTGGTTTGGAATTGGCGGTGAGACTGGCTTAAGGTCTGAGTCTCGCAGCATTGTGGGGTTGATGAACGACAGAATCAACGTCACTGCGCAACTTTTAGGTCTTCCCCAAGAAACCGTTGCGGCATTGTATGCGCAGGGCAGGATTCCATTGGCTGGTGTCGGCGGCATGGGGCTGTTATCCCAAATTCCAAGCGGGCCGCAAAGCCAAGCCCAAAGTGAAGCCGGAGGCACCTAGATGACACCCGCCGAAAGAAAACAACTCGAAAATGCTTATGGCAGTTTGTACTCACTCTATGAGCAGGGCGAGATAAGACCCGGCGAGCTTGAGGCTTTGCAACAGCTCGACGATCAACTTCGCCCCGGTTGGACGGCGACTGCTGAGCAGGTTCAGCGCGAGACGATGCCAACTATACAGGCGCGGACGCCTTCATTCGCTGAAGACATTGGGTCAGTTATTGGCAATGTGGCAACGGATTATCTGGGTTTTTCCCCGCGAGGTGGGCAATCTTTTGGCCGAGATGCATCTGGGCTTCTTGAATTGCTGCCATTTACCGGCTCGGCTGTGGCAGGCGGGCAGGCCGTCAGAGATGTGGAAGCCGGAAATTATGGGTCAGCGGCGCTGAACGCTGGTTTTGCTGCCGCTGACGCGTGGCCTGCGTTTGGTGCAGCTCGGCGCTACATGGGCGGCCCCGCCACCGCGTCTCAGGCGGCCTCTGACGCTTACAGAGTTGGACAACGGCTCTCAGCCCCGTCTGGCTACGTTGGGCCGTCTGGCAGGCCGTCAAACGTCAGTATTGTTGGTTCTCAGTTTGAGGCCCGACCAATCAGTGCTATTGAGGATGCAGCAACGGATTACATGCGGCGTCGCGGCATGGATACTTCACCGATGACTGAGTATCCGCAATTCAGTGATGAGCGCGCGCGATATATCGCTGCGGCTTATGACCAGATGAGACATGATCCGACAAACCCTGATGTCCGGCGGGCTTATGACGCGATGATCGGTGAGACGCTGGACCAATACAATGCCTTGAAGGGTAGCGGCATTGATTTTAAGTTTATTCCCGAAGGAATGGCTGATCCTTATGCGGCGTCACCGGCAATGGGTTATCAGGACTTGGTTGAAAATGGCCGCTTGTGGGTTTTTCCGACAGATCAGGGGTTCGGGACTTTGGGTGCAGATGTGGCTGACAACCCGCTTCTGCAAAGGGTCGGGCGCGTCGGTGACTTGCAAAACGCAACAGCCAATGACGCTTTTCGCGCGGTTCACGACACGTTTGGTCATTTCGGGCCTGGCAATCCGTTTTTCCGGCGTCAGGGCGAAGAGCGCGCATTTTTAGAGCACCAGCGCATGTACTCGCCCGAAGCAAGAGGCGCAATGACAAGCGAAACTCGCGGCCAGAATAGCTGGTTAAACTCTGGCCCATATGGAGCGGCAAACCGCACGGCGCTTGGTGCTGATACTGTGTTTGCTGACCAAAAGACGGGTCTGCTTTCGCCTTGGGCTTGGAACCCCACTGGAATGCCAGACGCGAACCAAGCACAAGATTTGCAAAGTTATATGAGGGCGCAAGGGTGGCAGTAAATAAAAACGGTTTAGGGCATCGTCCGTTTGGCGAATGGGCTTTGGACGAGGATGAGCTTGAAAAGCAAGCCGAGTCTCAGCGCGCTCAAAAGCAGCGCGAATTGGAGCAAAGAAATGCCCCTTAAAAAAGGTTCGTCAAAGAAGGTCATCTCTGCTAATATCCGGCAGGAAATGAAGGCTGGAAAGCCGCAAAAGCAGGCCATTGCTATCGCATTGAGCAAAGCCAAGAAGGGTAAGAAGAAATGAAGCCACCTAAGTTCAAGCCCTGCGTTGGCTGTCCGACACCACGTCGTTGCGCGGCTGCTGGCCGCTGCATGAAGGGCAAGAAATGAGCATCACGACTTACACCGAGCTGAAGGCTGCGCTGGCTGACTGGCTGCTGCGGGATGACCTGACGGCGGTGCTGCCGACGTTTATCAGCTTGGCGGAGGCTGACATCAATCGGCGTGTGCGCCACTGGCGCATGGAGAAACGAGCGGACACTGAGCTTGATAGCCAGTATTCCGCGCTGCCAGCCGATTTTATTTCTCCAATCCGCATGAGCATCACGGGCAACAGATTTGCTGAGCTTGAGGCGGTCGGGCAAGCTGAAATGCTGGCGCTGCGCAGCGGCAGCAACAATGGGTCCGGCTCGCCGCAGTATTATTCGATCACGTCCGGCGAGATTGAGGTTTATCCCAGCCCAGCAGGCACGTTTACGCTTGAGATGGCGTATTATGGCCGGATTGATGCTTTGGGCGACGCAAACGCGGATAACTGGATGCTGACGTATAGCCCAGACGTTTATTTGTACGGGGCTTTGCTTCAAGCTGCGCCATATTTGAAGGATGACGAGCGCATTGGCGTTTGGAAGGGGCTTTACGAGGAAGCCATCGCTGGGCTGGTTCTTGAGACTGATAAAGCTAAATTTGGAGGCTCTGGCCTTCGTTTGAAGATAAGGAGCTACTGATGAGCTTTTCAAACACATACGAAACCAATGTCCTGAAGTGGGCATTTAATGCGGACGCAGTTACTCGTCCGACGTCGTGGTATCTTGGTTTGTTTACATCCAACCCAGGCGAGACCGGCGGCACGGAGATCAGCGGCAACGGATACGCCCGCAAGGCTGTGACGTTTACTGTGTCTGGCGATACGGCCACAAACGGCGGCGCGGTTGAGTTTGACGCGGCGACGGGATCTTGGGGGACTATCAGCCATGTTGCAAT